CGTTTACTTCATTCCTTATTTAAGGGAAGAAGACGACCATGTCAATTAAGACATGCCAATCAGTGTATTGATACTAACTGTGATGAGCATTTCTCTGGCGTGAACTCTCGTTCCCGTCATGTGAGTTCGATAACTCGTGAAATGCTCTGTCTCGGTTACTAAACCGTCACAACACTGATGTCCACCCTCGATTCAGCCGAATGCGTCGAGAGACGCTACGATCGGGACTCGAGGCTCTACCTGTTCGCTCTAGTGAGCAGACAGACTCCAATACATGATTCCAATCATGCTCCTTGAGTTTATTCTCTTGGGGTTGGAGACGCCAGACACGACTACAAAACCACTGCGTAGAGCGAGACCAATAGGCCTCGCCCCAAACAGCGGAATTGCAGCGAGAGAACTCGGCTATGCCACCGTGATTAGGATTGTTAGTCAAACTGATCGTCTTTCGACGTTCAACAAGACCAACTCTCCGTCCGTTAGCAAGTACAAGACTATACGAACGCCGCGACTTGCGGCTCCCGTTAAACCTTGTATCAAACCGAGATCTTAGCATCTGATATGTAGAGCAGGCAGCCTCTTCGTAACCTGCTAAGCGCAAGCGCATAGCTAAGTCACTTAGAGATTGCAATCCCTGTACATGTTCGGCATCGACTGTAGTCTTCCAACGGAGCGGAGTGACGTTAGTGCCATTAAAAGCATCAACACCACACGACTCGCGGAAGGCTCCTCGCCAAAAGGATTTTGTCCTATTGACGAGCAATCCGAATGACTCTAAGTCGGCACAAACCGACTCAGCGCACTCGGAAGGTATGACGATGTCATCACCGAACACAAACACAGCACCGGGTTGACGAAACCCGTGGCGCTGCATTGAAGCTACACATATAGACCAGAAGACTAAACTCTGAACAGGAAACGTTGTTGCGTTCCCCATGGGAGCGTAGCAGTTCAGGTCAGCCCTAATGTTGGCAATATTGCCTATCTTAGGAATGACTACCTTCTGGGCTCGACAACATCCGAAATACTTATACTTCCTTCCAAAAAGGAACTGTACAAGCGGTTCAGATATACGGTCAGAAGCCTCCTTCATGTCGATCGTGGCATAACGCCTAGACCTAGATGAAGTAAGGGCAATCTTACCGTTTACCGATTGATCGTCGAATTGGATCCGGCCTCTCGGCCAGGGACCAAAACAACGACGATTGAGAGAGATAGCTCTCTCTAGCTCGCGACGCAACCCTTGCTGGAGCCAAATGGCTTCAGCGGGGTGAACGCATATGAGACGGGGCCCACGGCTGTCTTTTGGGACAGCAATGAGCTTAGCTTCAATGCAATCGCTATACTCCAGATCCGAAAACTGACTACAA